ATGCACTTTGTGGATGGCAAAGTGTGGGTTGATGTCTACGAGTGTGATTGGATTAATGATAACTGGCAGACTAACTGCCGCCATAATTGGGTATTGACAGAGGAGAATGAAGACAATGCTTAACACATACAGACTAATCATGGACAGTAGATACAATCCTCTGTCCCACATCACCGATATGAGTGTGCGGCATCTACTCATGCAAATGCTGGCATGGATGTGGTGCATCATCTTCAGCATGTGGATGGGAAGTATCATGGTATTTGGTATCAGCGTATTTGCCCATGCCCTGCTGATTGCTGGTGTGTTCATCACACTAAGTGTATTTGAAACAGCAAAGCATAGGCCGCAGTATTTCGGTGGCCTTGGCAGAGGCAATGGGGGTGAGCATGATTAAACTGCTTACATGCTGGATGGAGAAAGACCCAGCCAAAGACCCCTTCATGGATAACTGCATTCGTGCTGTATGCCTTGCATTCTTTGGCTGGATGGCGTATCATTTCATAGTAGCACTGATAGAGAGGTTCTCATCATGAATAGATTTATAGTTGACCATCACCCCGATGCAATCGCAAAGCAGTTGTGTGACCAGCACATTGTTAAGATGCCACTGGAAGAAGCACAGATGCTATGCACTACAATGTGGCAACATGCACCCATGTATGCAGAGGAGATGGACTTGTACAAACCTGTGCATCACAAACACCCATGCACTCTGTGGGCAATGGAGACACAGGCTAATTACAGTTTCGCTTGGTTACTGTATGATGCTATGTTAACTGAGTACACATACCGCTATGGCAAAGAGCATGGTGCAGGTAAGCATTGGCTTGCCCTGAAAGAGGGTATGAAATATGTGCCTGAAGGTGCGTTAACACCACACCCCCAATGTTTCAGTGGACACGATGAACTCAAGACGGATGAAAAGTATCCTATTGTGGCCTATCGTGCATTCTATGCAGTTGACAAACTAAAGTTTGCACGATACAACAAAGGACGTGAGATGCCAGCGTGGCTGGCTGAGAGTAAGTACAACCTTGAAAGGAGTATATGATATGGAAATTACAAACAAGGATAGAGAAGAGTTTCTCAAAGCATACAACGAATTGAGAATCATTCTTCAAACAATGCACGAGTGTCAAGACATCTGGATGTCAGACATTGGTAAGTTGGAATCAATGGAGCGTCTTATACACAAGACGATGAAGTTTGTACCACAAACAGATGATGACGGCAGGTCAATCTATTACGCTGATTGGGTGCTTGAAGAAATAGACGAAGACCATTAAAAATCTTCTGGTAATGGGAGAGATGGTATGGTAGGTTATACAAGACAATATCAGTTGCCTAACAACAAATGAAAGGAGAGCATATATGCCTTTTGATATTCCAATGAATGAAATGATTCCAACTGAACTTGACTTTGATGTGGAGTTTGAACCAACTAAAGTGAAGGACAAGAAGTATGTCATCAATGGCACTACAGGTGAGTATCTGGGTGTAGTGGGTGATACCTTCAACTGTGCGAGCCACACTGATTTCTTTGAGGGTGTACACAATACCATCACAGAGAACTTGGGTGAGGACGAGTGCGACAGCATGAACATGAAGTGGAAGACTGCTCGTAATGGTGCATGGGTTATGCTTGACATGACACTTCCCAATGTGATTGCTCGCATTGAGAGTGACAAGCACAGCACCACCATTGCCCAGCGTATCATTGCCCTGCACGGCATTGATGGCTCGTGTTCTAATCAGGTGTACTTTGGGGCAATTGATTTCTTCTGCACCAACGGCATGATTCGTGGTGAACATGACAAGGTGCGGCGCAAGAACACCAGCAACTTCACGATGGACAAGTTCATTCGTGACCTGCGTGAATCTTCACAGTCATTCTACGCACAGTCTGAACGCCTTCAGCAATGGGCTAACAAGCCTCTGTTTGTCGGTGATGTCAAAGACATGCTGGAGCAACTGCTCAAGTCTGACCGGGTTTCAGACAAGATGTTTGCCCTGTACAACCAAGAAGCGAGTGTCCGTGGTCAAAATGTGTGGGCATTGTATTCTGCCTTCACTAACTATGCATCCTATGCTGATGAGCGTAATGGGTTTAACCTTCGCAACACTGGCAAGGATACACAAGCAGTGTCCATGTTCAGCCGTGAACACAAGGTGTCACAGTGGATTGAGAGCAAGCCATTCAAGGAGTTGATTGCAGCATGAAGACAGTAGAAGATTTAGTATTGACATACTATTCTTCCAATGATTTCAGTATGTTGAGGAAGCGTAGTCAGAAGGACTACAAATACTTCCTTGGCATACTGGTCAGCGAGTTTGGTGCCGTGCCATACGAGGAAGTTACTAGCAAGTCTGCCAAACACGCCTACGAAGAATGGGTCAAGCGTGGTATCACTTTTGCCAATCATGTATGCACAGTGTCGTCACTGGTGTACAGGTATGCAATGGAGATGGAATACACCACCATCAATCCGTTTGCCAACATCAAACGCAAGACACCTAAACAACGCAAGGTTGTGTGGACTGAAGATGATATCCGAAAATTCCTGTCCCATTGCTACTCTAACTTTGACTACAGGAACATTGGTTTGATTGTTCACATGGCATACGAGTGGTGCCAAAGACTTGGTGATATGCGATTGCTCACATGGGATGCTATCGACTTTGACACACAGCGTCTACACTTAGAGCAAAGCAAACGCCGTGCGCAGGTAACATTACCCATCAGTGCTGACTTGTGCAGTATGTTGTTGCAACAACAAGATGACTTTGGATTTCAGCAATATGTTGCCCCTCGTCCACGCCCTATGGGCGGTGAATACCATCCGTACAGCATTGACAGGCTATCGAAGGCTGGCAGGGCTGTTATGCGTGAGGCTGGACTGTCGGAAGACATCCGTCTGATGGACTTGCGCAGAACAGGTACAACTGAGATGGTTGAAGCAGGTGTAGGCATGGCACAAATTATGTCGGTTACAGGACACAGTAACCCACAGTCAGTCAAGCCGTACATGAAAAATACATTTGCCAGTGCAAATCATGCGTTGACGACACGACAAATGCATGATATAAGCATAGACAAGTGCCGACAAGGAGAGTGATATATACATGAGTAATATATATAACATTGTAAGTGATATGAGTGTATCTAATGGTGAGACAAAGAGAGTTAATTGTCCTATCTGTAATGGGTACAAGACATTCACAGTGACCAACAACATGGGTTCACTTGTATGGAATTGCTATAAGGCTTCTTGTGGTACTAAAGGTGGCACTCGTGTGCGTCTATCCGTAGATGACATACGGAAGGGATTCGGTGGTGCAGACGAGTTCGCCTCGCAGGACATTTTCTCACTGCCTGAATACATCGTGCCTCACAACTTTGATGTCGCTGAATGGGCGGCAGAGTTGTATGGGTTGGATGCCAAGGCTCTTGGCCTGATGTACGATGTGAAGGAGCAACGGGTGGTGTTCCCTGTACGACATAACAATCGTATTGTGGATGCGACTGGTCGCTCTATGACTAAGCGTCTTCCTAAATGGAAGCGATATGGAAAAAGTGGCTTGCCTTATGTCTCAGGACATGGTAAAGTCGCCATAGTTGTTGAGGACTGTGTGAGTGCCGCAGTTGTGGGTAATGATGTTTGGTGTGGGGTCGCCGTGTTGGGAACATCATTATCCGAATCACACAAGAGGTATCTTGCACAGTTCTCAACGGCAATCATAGCATTAGACCCTGATGCATTGCCAAAGACCCTACGTATGGCAAAAGAGTTACGAGGATATGTAGATGATGTTCGTGTCCTTCGCTTGAAAGACGATTTGAAATACCGTAACCCAACCGACTTTGAAAACCTAACCAACATAGGAGTACGATAATATGGAACTAGCCCTGATACGAAGCCTGATGGATAAGTCGTTTTATGATGACCATCGTGGCTCTAAATGCCCCGAACGATTGTTCAGCCAAGATGTGCGCAAGATTAAGAAGGCCATCGACACAGCCATGCAGAAGTATGAGCGGTCTGTCACGCCTGATGAGATTGAAGCACTGTTCATGTCAGACAATCCTTCACTGACTACAGCACAGAAGCAAGCATACAACAGCCTGTTCTTACAGGTGAAGAAGGAAGAGCCTATGGGCAAGGACGTTGCTCAAGAGGTGCTGTCCAAACTGTTTCAGCAGGTAGTCGGTGAAGATGTAGCCAACATCGGTTTCGATATGGTCAACGGTACAGCACAGAGCCTTGAGTCCCTGCGTAAGTTGTTGGAAAACTACGGCGATGACTTCATTCCCAATCTTAATATCGAATGGGATGATATCAGCATTGAGACTTTGCTTGCCAAAGCAGAGTTGGAAGCTAAGTGGACATTCAACATTCCTTCATTGGCACGGAAGATTGAAGGTGTGTCTGGCGGTCATCTGATTGAGATTGGCGCACGTCCAAACACGGGCAAGACATCATTCCATGCGTCACTGATTGCCGCTCCCGGTGGGTTTGCACATCAGGGTGCTAAATGTATCGTCTTGTGCAACGAGGAAGGCACAGACCGTGTTGGCTCACGATACCTGACAGCAGCCGCAGGTATGTCTGCTCGTGAGGTGCGAGACAACCTGACAAAGGCAAAGTCTATGTATGAGCAAGTGCGGAAGAATATCTTTCTCAAAGATGCATCTGGGTATGACATGGCGTGGGTAGAATCTATCGCCAAGACATTCAATCCAGATATTCTGGTGCTTGATATGGGCGACAAGTTCAAGTCAGGAAACCATGCAAGAGAAGACATTGCATTGCGAGAGTGCGCCATGTATGCTCGTCACATTGCAAAGATGTATGACTGTGCTGTGTTTTACATGTCACAGTTGTCTGCTGATGCAGAGGGTCGTGCGCAGTTAAACCAGAGCATGATGGAAGGTTCACGGACAGGTAAGGCAGCAGAGGCTGACCTTATGATTCTGATTGGCAAGTCACCTAACGCACAAGAGGTGCAGGGTGAGCAGGAAGATAGTCCGTTGCGTCATGTGAACATCGCAAAAAACAAGTTGAATGGTTGGCACGGTATGATAAACTGTGAACTCAACTATCAGACAGCGAGGTATGAAGGATGAAACTGACACTTGATGTAGAGAATACAATCACCAAGCGTGGTGGTAAAATGCATCTTGACCCCTTTGAGCCAGACAATACATTGGTCATGGTTGGTTGTCTAACCGACAAAGGTGAAGAGAAGTTGTTTACGTTTGACCATCCCGAAGTATGCACATCAGAACAGGGATACGATTATTGGTGCTTCCGTAAACTGCAAGCAATGCTTGACGATGCTACTGTGCTTATCATGCACAATGCGGCACACGACTTGCTTTGGCTGTGGGAGTCAGGCTTTAATTATGACGGGCCTGTGTTTGACACTATGCTTGCAGAGTATGTGCTACAGCGTGGACAGAAAGAACCACTGTCTCTTGAGGCTTGCGCTGAACGGTACGAGTTGAATACACAGAAGCAGGACACACTCAAGGAATACTTTGCCAAAGGCTACAATGTCCGTGACATACCTCACGATGAGTTGTCTAACTACCTGTCTGCTGACCTTCATGCTACACAGCAACTATCCGATAAGTTGATGTATCGTTTGAATACACCTGCTGACAGTGGCTTGATGGGTACAGTTGACCTGACCAATCAGGTATGTGTTGCGTTGGCTCGTATCTATCAGACAGGCTTCACGGTTGACCGTACCGCTTTGGATGAAGTGCGACAGCAGTTTGAGCAGGAGCGTACTACGCTACAGCATGACCTGCAGCAACAGGTTCGTGAACTCATGGGTGATACGCCCATCAATCTCAACAGCCCAGAGCAGTTGTCTTGGGTTATCTACAGCCGCAAAGTACTGGACAAGCAGTATTGGGGTAATACCATTGACCCATATATGGACGATGCAGACTTCCGTACACTGATTGCGTCAGGTACGGAGCGTGTATATAAGACCAAGGCAGAGCAATGCCAGAACTGCAGAGGCACAGGACAAATAAGGAAGGTAAAGAAAGATGGAACACCTTTTGCAAGACCCAATCGTTGCACGGTATGCAGTGGCAACGGCTATCGTCTGGTTGATAGTAATGATACTGCCGGACTAAAGTTCAAGCCCCCATCATCCAAGTGGGCTAGTGCCAACGGCTTTACCACCAGCAAGGGCAACCTTGAAGTATTGCGTAGTGCCGCACGAAGCAAGGGTATGACAGAGGCAGAGTCTTTCCTGACTAAAGTCAGTCGCCTGTCTGCTGTCGAAACATACCTGTCATCTTTTGTGGATGGCATTAACAACTACACCAAGGCAGATGGCAAACTGCATGTTCGTTTGCTGCAACACAGAACTGCTACAGGACGGTTCTCAGGTGCTGACCCAAACATGCAGAACATGCCACGTGGTGGTACATTCCCTGTCAAGAAGGTATTTGTGTCCCGCTGGGCTGACGGCAAAATTATGGAAGCCGACTTTGCACAGCTTGAGTTTCGTGCCGCCGCTTTCTTATCACAAGATGGAGTTGCTATTGAAGAAGTATCTACAGGATTTGATGTCCATTCCTATACGGCTTCGGTTATTTCTGATGCTGGTCAACCTACGAGTCGCCAAGAAGCGAAGGCTCACACTTTTGCGCCGCTATATGGAGCAACAGGGTTTGGTCGCACCAAAGCAGAAGCCGCCTACTACCAACACTTCACAGAGAAATATCAAGGCATCGGGCTATGGCATACCCGACTGGCTAAAGAGGCTATAAGCACACGCAAGATTACTACTCCATCAGGCAGAGAGTTTGCTTTTCCTGATGTAACCCGTAGCATGCGCGGCAGAGTATCGCACTTTACGCAGATTAAAAACTATCCAGTGCAGTCATTTGCTACAGCAGACATCGTGCCTATAGCATTACTGCACATTGAAAGTCTGCTCAAACCTATGCAGTCCTGCATTGTAAATACAGTGCATGACAGTATCGTAATCGACATACATCCAGACGAGGAACAGCAGGTCATTGACGTTATCAATCAGACCAACGAGACACTTCCAAGTCTAATCGTATCAAGATGGGGAGTACAATTTAATGTACCGCTTCTGTTAGAGGCAAAAATTGGCCCAAATTGGCTTGACACAAAGGATGTAGCCTGATATAACTATGTCTCATTCGCAAAACTCAGAGAAAGGAGTATACAATATGTCTCAAATCACAACGATTGACACAAACAACTACGCAGCAATGGCTAAAGCAATGGGCATTGCAGATGTAGGTGGTGGTGAACGCAAGCAAACCAGTATACTGGCACGACTGCGTATTAACCACAGCCCAATCATGGGCGAAGCAGATGTGAATGGTAAGACCGTAAACATGGAAGTTATTCCCGGCGGTACATACAAACTGGATGTGCCTGACGGTCCTACCTACTATGCAACTTCTGTGAACATCCGTCCTTACATGCAACGCTATATGTACAAGCGTTTCGTGAAGGGCAACGACAAGACACCTAATCGTTACGTTAAGACGGTCATGGCAGATAACCTGAACATTGACCTGAAGGACAACGA